ACTTTAAAGGCGTGCCTTTCTCGTGGGATGGCGAAGAGCAGTTTGGCATGAACAAAGGCCCAGGCTATCTCGGTTTGCGTGCCGGTCAAATTGCCCAAGCAATGCGCACACTGGTTAACCTGATCGAAACTGATTTGGCCGGTGCTCATACCAAGTTCAGCCGCGCTGCCGGTGCTGTTGGTACTGCTCCATTTGCCTCCACTCTTGCTGCCGCTACCGCTGCCCGCAAGATTCTGATTGATAATGGTGCTCCAATCATGGATAGCTCACTGGTACTGAATACCACCGCCGGTGCTGATCTGCGTACTCTGATGAACGTGCAAACTGGACGCGGCGCTATCGATGTATCAATGGGCGAGCAGGGTATTCTGACCCGGGCTAACGAGTTGGCTGTTCGTGAATCTGCTGCTATCAAAAATAGCACTGCCGGTACTGGTTCAGGCATCACCATTGCGACTGGCGGTTATGCCGTTGGCGCTGTTACATTCGCAATGAAAAACGCGACTGGTACTGGCACTTTTGCAGCCGGAGACGTTATTACTATTGCAGGCGATACCAATCAGTATGTGGTTACTTCTGTAACTCAAGCCGGTGCAAACCCTGCAACTGGTGATACCTTCACCATCGCTGCTCCCGGTCTGCGTCAAGCGATTTCTGGCGAAAAGATTGTCACCATCATCGCCGCATCTTCTCGCCACATGGCATTCAGCCGTAGCGCGATTGTGTTGGCTACCCGTTTGCCGAAAATCCCGCAAGAAGGTGATATGCGTTTGGCTTCCGAGGTTATTGTCGATCCTCGTTCAGGTCTGGCGTTTGAAATCTCTGTATGGCCTGGACAGCGTAAAGTTCGCTATGAAATCGCCATCGCATGGGGTTACAAAGTCATCAAGCCAGAACACACTGCTCTGTTGATTGGTCCAGTAGGCGCTTAACTTTGTCAGGGCAAGGATGCCCATTCTATTTAGGTGATTTATGGCTGTTATTGTCGAAGATGGTTCAATTGTTTCAGGCGCTAACAGCTATTTATCAATTGCTGATTGTAAGACATTGCTCGAAGGTCTTGGCTATACCAGTTTGCAGGCTACCGCAACAGAAGGCCAGATTAGATCAGCCGCTCAATATATTGATTCATACCGTAGCCAGTTTAGAGGCTATAAATCAGACACCACTCAAGCTATGCAATGGCCGCGATACGATGCGACTATAGACGGCATTTCTGTTCTTTCTACCGTAATACCAGATGAAATTAAAACCGCTCAGGCGCTTGCTGCTGCTGAATTGATTGCAGGCAATAGCCTGTGGAATTCCAACACTTCAGGGCAAACGGTAACGGCTGAATCGGTGGACGTTATTTCCGTCACTTATTCCGATACTGGTTCGGCAAATCCTGCCCCAAAGTTTGGCCGTATTGATGCTATTCTCGCGCCGACACTAAAAAGCGGTTTCAGCTTGAGTGTTACCCGTGCCTGACTATAACCGAACCCGTGCAATGGCTCGTAGATTGCTCTCAGAGTATGATGGGCGCTCTACTGCTATGTATTTATCTAGGGATGTTGGCGGCGCTATAAGCTCAACTACAGGCGCTTATGTGGCAGGTACAACAACAACCTACAATGTGACTGGCATAGTCGGTAATTATTCAATGGCGCAAGTTAATGGCGTTTCGATAATGTCTGGTGACTTGCGCGTTGTGATAACTGATGAGGTCATACCGGCTAAGAGTGATTCTATCGTCATAGATGGTAATACTTACAGCCTGATAAATATCAATACCGTTAATGTCGGCGGGACAATTCTTCTTTACATTTTGCAGGTGAGAAGATGAGCTTTGGCAAAGATATACGCTTAGGTGTTGAAGGCATTAAAAAGGATGTTGAGCGCACAATTAGAGGCGCTGCCTTCGCTGCCTTCAAAGGTATTATACTCTCTTCACCTGTTGATACTGGCCGCTTTAGGGCAAACTGGTTTGCTGCAGGTGCAAATTTCAGCGATGAAAAAACAGAAAGAACGGATAAAACTGGATCTTCTTCTGTAATGGTAATGGCGCAAAGAGTTAATACGCAGAAATCTTTTGAAGTGTTCAGCCTGACAAACAATTTGCCGTATGCTGAAAGAATAGAGCTAGGCTGGTCACAGCAAGCGCCTTCAGGAATAGTAAGAACAAACCTCAAGCGCGTTGCTGACAATTTATCGAAAGGTGAAAACGCGTGAGCTTCCTTTTAATCGATGAGCTGTTTAACAAAAAGATGCTGAACGCAAGCTTGGGCGGAATCACTGTTGTGCTTGAGAATATTAAACACGATAGCAGGGCAGGCGCAGCATTTTTAGCGTGCTATCAATTGCCTGTTCCGGTAACGCAGGCAACATTGGGCGATGGTGGCTGCGACCTTCATTCTGGCATCTACCAAATCAATATTAATTACCCTGAAGGAAAAGGATTAACGGCTTGCAAGACCATGGCCGATACGCTTAACGCAATTTTTTACTCAGGCGCAACTTTTACAGAATCAACAGTAAATGTTAGAATCAAGACAACATCCGTAGAGCGTGCAATTGTAGCCGGTGGCTATGTTACGTTACCTCTATCAATTGAATACTACGCACATATAGAGAGGGTTTAACCATGACTTGTCCAGTACCTGCAACAGGCGCAAGAACTTCACACTGGTACGTTGCTGAGGTTGATTGCGGCACTACTCCTACTAGCCCGACATGGCTTCCATTGCGCTTCACATCTGGCGGAATGCAATTAACCAAGGATAGCCTGCAATCTTCAGAGCTTGACGGTAGCCGTGAGGTTGCAGATTTGCGCCTTGGCAATAACAGCGTGTCAGGTGATATAAGCGTTGAGTTATCTTATGGTGCTTACAATGATTTGTTGCAGGCGGCTTTGGGTGGCACATGGGCGCAAGCAACTGCCTTGGCATCGTTAACAATTACCGTTGATCCTGCCGCTAGTAAGTTTACCCGCTCAACTGGTTCTTTTATAACTGATGGCGTGAAAGTTGGTGATTTGGTTCGATTCACTGGCCTGGTTAATGCAGTCAATAAAGCTGTTTATCAGATTGTACGAGTGTCAACAACTGAAGTATTTGTAAATGCACCTGCAAGCACTCTGACCACAGAAACAAGCGTGGCAAGCTGTGGCCTTGTATTCCCGTTCAAATTGGGTGTTGGCAATACTCGCCGTACCATTTCTGTCTTGACCCACTATGCTGATGCGGATAGCGGTTCTTGTGAATACCATATTAGCCGTGGCGTTGAGATTACCGGATTTGCTTTCAATGTTGCTGTGAATGCTTTGGTGACTGGCACGCTGTCAACTATCGGCATGACTTACTCAGCCGATGAAGCATTGCCTAGCGGCTCAACATTCTCAAGCGTAACAAAGACAGAAACATATAGTAACGTAGATGGTGTTATCCTTGATACAACTCTTGCGTCAACTACTGTTTCGGCCGGTGTAATTGGTTATGTGACTTCGCTTGATATGTCACTGGATAACGCGGCATCACCACAGTTTACCATTGGCAATGATAGCGTCTCATTCATTGAGCGCGGTCGTGCCAATAGCACGTTGTCGTTATCTGCATTCTTCTTTGATTCTACTCTATTGAGCAGATTCGTTAATGAAACAGAGACGGCTATCAGCGTCATGTTATCAAACACTTCAGGCAATAACGCAATCAAATATGGCCGCGTGGTTTACACTTCAGGCGCGCCAGAGATTGCAGGCGAAGGAAGTATCATGCAGACGCTAGAAGCTCAGGCTTTGGTTGGTGCTGCCGGGCAATCAAGTATTGAACTTCAATATTTGGCTAACCCGTAATGAATGGCTGACTTGAATGTCAAAGGGTGTCGCTCCCACCCTGCCATAAAAAAAGGAGCGACCTATAACATAGCGGAGCGGCTAGAATGAAAGATTTTCCATTTGTAAAACGCGAACAAGCGAATGAAGGCAAGAAATTAGAGCTTAGAGACGGTAACGGCAAGCCTACAGGCTATTGGCTAATGGTTGCTAGTTCTTACTCAGACACATACAAGGTACGAAAAGGCCGCGTAATGCGCGAACTGGCCGAAAGCGTAATCGAAAACCGGCACGATGATGAAAACCAGATCAAGCTAACAGCTAAAATGGTTGCCGCTGCTATCACTGGTTGGAATGTTCCAGAAGAGTTTGGCGAATTCAATGCCGAAAATGCTGAAAAGATGATGCTTGATTATCCGCAGATTTGCGATGCTGTTGATAAGTTCAGCGCACGGGATGAAAACTATCTAGCAAAAAAGTAAAAAGCCTTGAGGATTACGCAAGGTCTTACTTCCCATTACTTGCCAGGGTAAAAGATAGCAAAGGCCGCGATAATGGTTCAAGGCTAGAACACTTTAATAATATTTGGCGAATGACTGGCAGAAAGCCGCCAGAGCTTGAATTTAGCAAAGCTGATGATGATATTTTATACCTGCTAAGCTATTATTACGACATGAAGCGCGGCCAACAGCTTACCTATTCAGAGATACGCGAATACTGTAATTTAATGGCTGTCGAATTATGTGCGTGGGAATGTCGCGCAATAATGACACTAGATAACATCTTTGAGAGTTCAGCGCATGGCAGGTTATGAAGGCAGATTAACAGCGGTAGTCGAAACGAAAGGCGCTAAATCATCCGCTGAAGAACTGGACAAATTCTCCAAAAGCGCAACCAATGCAGAGAAATCTAGCTTAGGTTTGGCAGGTACTCTCAAGAAAGGCGGAGTTGCATTTGCTACTATAGCGACTGCCGGTGCTGCACTTGCTGCCACAATAGGCGGATTAACCGCTAAAATCGCGCAGGACGAGGATAAACTAGCTGACCTTGCACGTGTTGCAGGTATTACAACAAAGCAGTTTAAAGAGCTTACATTCGCTTATGGTGCTTTCGGCGTATCTGCTGAATCAGTCACAGAAACAAGCCGCAAAGTATTAAAAGAATTCGGACAGTTTCAGGCTACCGGCGCAGGTGGTTTCCGTGATGTTCTAGATACATTAAAAGGTAAATCTGATTTAACCGCCGAATCATTGCGCGGATTAAGTGGCACTGATGTACTGCAGAAACTCAAAAACGAACTTGATGCCGCAAACGTACCTTTAGAGCAACAG